CCCCGTCCCATCCGTTACCGCAGCGGCGAGATTGGCGGAGGTGGGGGTGGCCAACCACGTGGCCATGCCAGCGCCCATACCTGTAATGCTAGTAACAGGTAAGGTTGATCCGCCGCCAAAGGCATTCTGCACAAAGGCCGTACTGGCGCAGGCGTTAGAGTTGTCGCCAACCGGACGAGTCGGGCAGGTCTGGGCGGCGGCCGGCGTGGCAAGGAGCAGTGCGCCGAGGACGATGAATTTCTTAAACATTGGAGTCGGTCACTGTTAGAGGGTTATTGGTGCTTGAGACTGCCAAGGCCTGCCATGCGCCCTGGCACTCACCAACGATAGTACGGGAGCCACCATTGCCGTAGATGCGATAGCCGCCACCGAGATTGGCGGTGGTTGGGGTAAGCGCGGTGCTGGTAATGGAGGTGTTGGTGTCGAGACTCGAGGCGGCAGTCCATGACGGGTTCAATGCTTGGACGTTGCATTGAAACACAATCACATCCACTGAACCGGGGTTGTCGAAGGTGATCTGGGTTCGCTTTGAGTTCGCCGGGGCGACCACCTCCGGCGAGGTGCCTAGATTGTTGAATGCGTAGACCTTACCGCCTGAGGTAGGGCCGACAGGGGAAGTGATGCCGGAGGTGGACATGAGTTAGACCCTTCGCTGGGTAAGAAGGTCGGCCATTGCTTTGGACTGGGCGGCGATGGCGGCGACCAGATCGCTGAGACCTTCGACCTGGACCGTGGAGGGTTTAGCCTCAAGGTCCGACTTTTCAGCCTCGAACTTATCGACGAGAGACTGAGAATAGGTCACCTCGGCGGTCTCGGGTTTGTAAGACCATTGAGTCTCGAAGGATTTGGAAAGCTCGATGGCCTCATTGTCGATCGGGGACATACCGGGAGTGGGATCGCCGAGGAACTCAATGTCACCCTTCTCGCCCTTGCCAGGAAGGCAGACGATGACTTCGCCATCAGAATTATCCCGATCACCCCAGCGGGTAGTCCAGTCGCTGGGGTCCTTAGGGTCGAGCAAGCGGGGAACATGAAATCGCTTGCGGACCTGTTTGCCGGTGGAGCGGTTGACTTCGGAGTATTCCCACTCCACCGGATCAACGGTCTGTAGATAGTGGGCTTCGACTAGTTTCCAACGGGCCATGTGGTTATTCCTCCGTCCAGGTGATTTGACCGTTGAGAGATGCGGTGGTAGATACAGCACCAAAGTTGACGCAGAGTTGCTGCGTGGAACCCTTGACTAAGGTCGGCACCTGTACATTGTTTTCAATATCTCGGCTCCAGTCGAAGACGGTCATGGGAGTGGGGGCACCAACCGTAGTGGCGACCACGCCTAACATAGCAGAGTCAACATAGACAGGCGACGAGTCGTTGATGGTGGGGACCGCAGTGTAGGAAACCAACGCTGCTGTAGCGGAGGCATTGGTGGCGAGGCCGGTGTCACGAGAAGCGATCTGTGTGGTGATGCCAGGGTTGGCGGTGGCGGTGCCGATGGTACCACCAGTGTCAAGCGAGACTCGGCGGACGACTTGAATCGGTAGAGAAACAGCCGTGCCAGAACCACCAATTACAAGGCGGTCAACACGAACCGTCTTGGTTGAGGAGGCTGCAATACAGAGAACGTCAGTGGCCGAAGCAGGTGGAACAAGACCGAAGAACGAAGATGAATAAGTGACCTTGGGCAGGTAGCCGGTTGTGATCCCAACCTGTGGGACAGTATTGACCTGGGCGAATGCTGGGGCAGCGAGCCCCAGCACCAGCGCCGAAGTGAGAAGAAGTTTCTTCATGGCGCTGGGCTCCTTAGTTGGCGACGGTGATACCGGCTTGNTAGCCGGAGAGGTANGNNCCCTGCGAACCNNNCTGGTCGAAGCGNATCGATGACGAGGGCNCCTTCGACGAGGCCGGTGGTGTTGGCTGAGCCCACGACCACGTAGCCGAGACGGAGGTAGCGGGGCATAGCTTGGCCGGTGGCTGGACGAGGCACGTCGCATTCGAGTAGCCGAGCGCCGGCCACTAGATTGGCAAGGGCAATGACTGGACCGCTGACCATAGTAGTCCAGTCGGTGGCGTAAGGAGCACCACTGCCGTTGTCGTGGGTACCCTGGAGGATGATCTGGATGCTGGTGAGTGTGTTGAAGGCGACTGTGACGTCGACCAGAACCTTGAGGGCAGGGTCGTCGCCCACACCGATGTCGCGTGCGCCACCACCGGCACCGGTTGCGTTGGTGCCTGAGGAGGCGGGGAGGCCGGCCATGCCAAGGTCAAGGACGTTGGCCGAGTAGGTGGTGCCGGAGGTGGGCAGGTCGGTGTAGGTGCCCGAACCCACGCCGCCGGTTGAGCCGTTGGAAGTGCCCGTGAAGAGCAAAAGTCCGTCGATGATCATTGTGGGTTCTCCTTAAACCACTTGGGCTTCGTTATTGAGGATGGCGTCCACCGTGCGGACGACTTGACCACGGAAGGTGGTAACCACCTTTCCATCGAACTCTTCAAGCCGTAATAGTACATTGGTCTTATTCATGGCTTGGAGGTCAAGATAGGTCCGGACCACTCGGTTGCAATAGATAGCAACCCGACCCATGTTGGCGCGGACCTCGGGAGTGTCGGAGGTCTGGATCGAGGTGGCAGCGGCTGGGGCAGTGGGGAGGCGATAGAGGCCGCGGACTAGGAGGTTGATCAAGTTGGCGGCTGAGACACCGGTCAGCTGGGTCACATCGACGTTAGCGATGCGGACGACATAGCGCCAGTCGCGGAGAACCAGGCCGATTTCCCATTTGAAGTGATCGCGATAGGCTTGATAGGTGTTGCCTGACGAGTCCGCGACCGGCCACTCGCCCATGTCGCGATGCTGGAGACCGGTGATCTTGCCTTTGGGGAAGGTGCCGTGGAGGGTATCGTTGCCCCAAGTGGCGATCCAGATCGAGGTGTTGGTGGAAGAGGTGCCACCACCATCGAGAACGTTGTTGGCGGTTTGGGAGTTGGCGGTGTTCTTCGTGCTGTATCGTGGAGCGAAACCGGTGAAGCGCTCGGGGTTGACACCCTGATTGCCGTAGATCAGGGTTGAGGCTACCTGTTGGGACATACCTTCGAGAAAGGCCTTAACCTCAGAGAGTCGAAACTCAGGGGTATTGCCATTGAGATCGGCAATGTCTTTGTCGATGACGGCGTAGGTCTCGAGGTTGCCACAGGTATCGACGATCTGGGCCGTGGTGGATTTGGCATTCGGGACGCCGGTGTTGAGCAAGCGCCACGTGGCCTGCGGGAGGCCGGTGCGGACGGTGGTCTTATGACCGGTTGGGAGGTTGCCCTCCATGACGAGCATATCGTCGAGGATTTCGTTGGTCTGAGAGAGGAGTTCGATGATGGAAGCGACTCGGTAGCCGTCGTCCATACGTTTGGCCCAGTCCGCATACGTGAGAGCGGTGGAGCCGATATTCAGGGTTGCCATTAGGTTTGTCCTTTTATTGAGAGTATACTAGTTCGGCTCATATCCAGTCTGGGCGGTTGCCGTTCATCCCACAACGGGGCCTGGGTGGTGAGTGGATGCAGATTTGATTACTGATCGGTTCTAGCCAGTGACGGATACATGGCCTGCGCAAGGGTTGGCCGGTGAGTTTGACCATTGGCAACTTGACCATGGGGGCTCGGGCCGCCACCAGTGACAGGTTTGCCCTCGATGACTCGCTGGGATAGCTTCCAAAAGGCCTTGACGAAGGCTGGATTGTCGCCAGCACCGGTTAGGTCCATAGCTGTTTTGAAATCTTGAATGAGCTTGGCGTCGTTTAGGGTATCTAGGGCGCGGCCAACATCAGCCTTGATGGATTCAAGCTTACCGCCCATTTCTGGGTCGGACCGAACCTCGGTGACCCACTTCTCGCGCATGGCTAGGACAGCTTTGGCGCCGGTGTCAGCGACCGCTTTCATTTGCTGGTTGTAGAAGTCGACAAGTTTGTCGGCAGCAGCTTGTGAGAGACCAAGTTCTCGGAAGATGGGAGTGGCGGCGGCGATGGCGGTGTCGTCAAGCGCTGTACCCTGCGGGGGCTTGAAGTCGTATTTGTCTGGGGCGCCGCTGGTGGGTTGAGTGGTTGTGTCATTGGGTTGGCTCGGGGTCGTAGAGGTCGAACTCGGGTTCGACTCCGTCGAGGTCTGAGTCACCGGAGGGGCTGCGTCCTTCAAGGTCCCGTCCGGAGTTCTGGCCGCTTCGGTATTCGCTGCGGGCGGCTGCGAGATTGAGTCGTTCATTGGCTTCCTTTATCATTTGAATGTACTGGTTGGGGCAGTGCTGGGAGATTTCGGCGAAGATACGGAGCCCGACGTTGCGTTCGCCTTTGAGATAGGCTTCCCGATAGGGGTCGCCGGAGAATGGATCCGAGAACAGATGACTGTCTTCGAGGAAGCGATAGAACCACGTCCTACCCTGGACAGTGCTGAGGGCGGCTGTGAGGAATTCGATTCGGTCACGCTCGATACGGGCAGCGGCTTTCTCGGCTTCACGGATGTCTTTGCGGTTGGAGGCGTCGTACATTATTGTGCACACAAATCGTGTTTAAGATATTCGCAGCCAGCAACAAGAATGTGTTTCTTGCCATAGCCACGGCTCAATGTAAAAACGTGGTCATCACGGCATACAGTTATTATACCTATGGCTTGCAGATCGCCAGAGCGAGCTTTATCAAGCTGCTGCTCAAGAATCTCGACAATGTCTGGATTTGCCCCGTTGGGTTCGGGCGGTGTTATTCCATTAAGGCCGATGACGTTTGACATTAGTCTAGATCCCAGTTGGTTATTATGAGACCGATGGTGATTAGAATGGCAATGACTATGCAACTAGAGACTAGGTCTGTCATTGGCCTTGGCCCCCGCCCTGACCCAGCATGGCCTGGAGGGCGTTCTGGCCGCCACCAACGTCGGTGCTGGATAGGTTCTTGGCACCTTGAGAGAGTTGCTGAGCGATCTGGGCTTGTTGGGCTTGCTGCTGTTGCTGGGCACGTTGTTGGCGGATCTGCGCGAGTTCTTCGGGGCTGCGGATGATCTTCGGACTATTGTTGAGCAGGCTGGAGTATTGATCAATGGCTTCGTCGGTGTCGATGTTATCCATGACTTCGGGCTTTACTCCAACCAAGCCGCCGGTCAACTGGAGTAGCCTCTCGATGCCAGCAGCTGCTGTGGCCTTCTGAGCTTGGGCGAGCATCGAGACGAACTCGATGTTTAGCATATGGCCTTGGATTTCTGGTGGAGGTGGTGGAAGGATTCCGGCTCGATTGGCGATAGCGAAGACTCGTTCGACAATGGGCTTAAGGACCTCGTCATCGATTCGTTCGAGGACCGGACCGAGCATAACGAGGGATTCCGACTTACGAAGGTCCCACTCGACTGCGGTAACATTGCTGCGAGTTTCATATTGGCTAGCCACACGAAGGATGTCATTGAAGAAGACCTGACTCAATCGCTGCTTGACCATCTCGAGGTCAGCGGTGATTTCTTGGACTGGGAACTTGGATTCATAGACCGAAGCAAACCCAGGCTTACCGCCCTGGGAGAAGCCTGAGACGTAGGTTATACCGCCGGGAGTGAGGTTGGCGGGTTGGTTCTTGAGTTGAACGTCGGCCACCAGCGGAGGGTTGACCATCTTGTCGATGGCTTGGGCTTTGCGTCGGGTCTCGAGTTGAATTTGCTTTTGGTCGGGGAGGCC